AATCTCTCCTGGAACTCAAAGGTGACGAACTGAATCAAGCCTCCCAAATCCGAACGGAGAAATTAAGAATGCAACGACTGGTAGTGCCCAGTCCTCTTCATCTCCTGGACGCACATGGCTACCTCGGACTTCTTCGGCCAGAAATGCATCCGAAGATCATCAAACCTGGGGAACATACCGCTAGATAGCCAGCCTGAATCAACCATCTTACGTCTATATTCGGTAAATTCCCTATCCGTCGACAACCGATACTCGTCGTCGATCAGCGCTTCAGGATGCATACGAGCAACGGCTCTGTAGACATAGCGCAGAAAATGGTAGGCCGACGCATTAGATCCCGCTGTGTCAACGGCCAAGCCGGCCAACTTAGCCAAATAGCCGGCCCACGTGGTGCTGCCAACCGTGGTAGAGGCACGGACATAATAGTCCTCGACCGGGCGCCAAGCCACAAACGACGGGTTGCACAAATCCGAGTTCGCGTACAACATCGTCTCAGTAGCCGTGACAACGACGAATCGGCGCTGGAGAAATTTAGGACCTGCTGTCACCAACTGTCCCTGCCAATTGACTTCACTCCAAAGAGCATGAATACCGGGCCGCGAGAAGAAGACATTCGAGTCGCTCATCTTCATAGATATGTTCACGGCCTTCTTAAGAAACTTGCTCAGGAACCATGGCTTATCGTCGGTAGCTCTCTCTGCCCACAGTTTGCCAACATAGTACTCATAGCAATAAGACGGCAAATAATCAACATTGTCATCACCATAAAGAACCATGGGCAGCGGCCAGATCGACTTCCAGTGGAGTGCGTTTTTGAACTGGCCGGAATCGCGAAGTGCTCTGTAAACGTACTGGAACCAAAGAAGACGGCCCAAAAGGCAATAAACAGTGTCTCCCCACGACGTCAAGAACGAGCCCGAGAACATCATCCCAATGATCAATCTATCTTCCTCAGAGAACAGATGGAGGAATTTGGAGACCAACTGGTCAGCGCTATACTCGAACAAGAAGAGCATCATTCCCCAATCCTTGCCGGTAGTGACGTAGAAGAACATGGGAAGTAGCGCGACAAACAGTAGGATAGACGGGAGTAGTGAGAAATCAAGTTTCTCGGCGTCCCCATCTGCCGCAAACCACTCGTAATGATCCCCACTCTTAGAGTCCCGGTGCTCATAATGAGTGAGGAAATTAAAGAGCAGGTGCATACCGCCCCTAGACTTGGACCACCCTATGCCTATGGGAGGCACACCGTACGTCGAATTCACTGCGTCGTTATAAATGCAGTGATCTATGGCGTAACAAAGATACGGAACGACGAAGATCAACCTGGCTTTGGTAACGTCCCGCCAGGGATCACCGATCTCCGG